CTTTTGGGAAGCGTGTGTTAAGGTAAGCGACGATGAATAACGAAATAATATTACCGATTGAATTGTTTGATGGTCGCCTATCTCTCCTTGATATAGGGACAGTGGGCGTTATCATGTCTTATCCCCACCAAGCCAAGGATGTGCTTGACAAATGGGATGGAACTGTTATCTTCAACCAGACGATCAACGAGATGATGGATCGGGGAATGATTACCGTGGAAGGTGATGAACTGGTATTGAAAATCGATGATGAACAACCAAAGTATAATAATATGAAAATTGAAACGGCATTAAACGAATTGTATAACAATGGAATTTGCAATGAGGACAACGTGGAAGCGATCCGTGATGTCATGGAAGAGCTTTCCAACGAATTCTATCATTTGGGTTATGAGGATGGTAGGATTGATTTTAACGCGGATGGTGATACATTCACTGCATATGGTAAGAAAGAGGACTTCTCTTAAAAACTAGACTACACTGATACCATGGAAAGATTAATTGTTGCTGCTGCCATGCTAATGGATGATGGGGATGTTGTGGTCGGTATCCGACACTTTTCCCCTGAAATGCGTAAGATTATGTTTAAAGCTTATGGGGAAAAATATCATTTGAAAGTCAAGGAACAAGGATTTGTGGATCAAATGGGGGTATTTTTAAGTCGTGAGGATGCTTGGAAAATAGCTGAAAAAGAAGGTCAGATCAGACGAAAAGTATCTTCTGATGGAACGCTCTACAGTGAGAACCTTTATTAAAAACTAGATCACACTCAGGACATGAAGTAAGCAAGCTAAAGATCTCTAAGTAACGAACACGAAACGAACATTATGACTCCAGTATACATTATCATCAACGAATACGGAAACAAGCATTACTACAAGGACAAAGCAATGACGATACGCCATCGTGAAGACGGTCCTGCGGTTGAACTTGCCGATGGGAGTAAAGCTTGGTACTCTAATGGAAAACGCCATCGTGAAGATGGTCCTGCGGTTGAATACCCCGATGGACATAAAGTTTGGTACTCTAATGGAAAACGCCATCGTGAAGATGGTCCTGCGGTTGAATACCCCGATGGACATAAAGTTTGGTACTCTAATGGAAAACGCCATCGTGAAGACGGTCCTGCAATTGAACATGCCGGTGGAGATAAATCTTGGTACGTCGATGGAAAACGCCATCGTGAAGACGGTCCTGCTATTGAATTTGCCGATGGACATAAAGAATGGTACGTCAATGGAGTGGAACACGATGAACAAGAATTCCTCAAGCGAACTGCTCCAGAAATCGTCTTGACGATGGACGAGATTGCATCTAAGTTTGGGATTGATGTTAGCAAGTTGAAGATCTCTAAGTAAGGAACACGAAACGAACACGAAACGAACATTATGACTCCAGTATACATTAACATCGGCAAATATGGCGACAAGCATTACTACAAGGACAAAGCAATGACGATACGCCATCGTGAGGATGCTTGGAAAATAGCTGAAAAAGAAGGTCAGATCAGACGAAAAGTATCTTCTGATGGAACGCTCTACAGTGAGAACCTTTATTAAAAACTAGATCACACTCAGGACATGAAGCAAGAACTTTATATCGAACTTGATGGTAACACATCCAAAGAACTTTGGGATAATCTAATGGATTTGATGTGTGAAGCATGTAAATGTAAAAACGATGAGGGGGTGGACGAATGGCCACTGTTGATGTCAAAGAGTTATAAGGGACTGATCAAAGTGGTTGATCTTGGCAAGGGGAATACCAGCGGAAACCAATATCATAAAGATGTAGAGATCAAAAAATTGAAAGCCGAAATTACCAATTTGGAGAATAGAAAATCGGGACACAATATTTTGAATTATGTGTGATTGTTATAAAATTGGTGGACCTTGGATTGCAGAAGACCCGAATTGTCCAGTTCATGGAACTGAGGCTAGGATTAAAACAAACAAGATTGAAGCTCTTAAAACAAGAGCCGATCAAGCTACAAATCTTGAAGAAGTGACGGCAATATTAAAAGACTTTATTGATCTACAATCGGAATGATTTCTCTTAAAAACTAGACTACACCGATACCATGAAAGCAAGTTATCGCAAAACAAAGACTGGATTTTACCCTGTAATTATCTTCAATAACAAATCGCGCATGACGCATCGTGTCCAATGTTTCACAAAAGATTCGGCAATTAGGCTTGCGGAAAGTGTTATCAACGACATTATCAATGTCGGGATTATCTCAGAATATCAAGAAAAATGAATATTCAAGCATACGTTAATATTGAGCCTATAACAATCAAGAGAGAATTGACCAGAGGTGAGTGTCTGGAATTCATCACGGAAATTGATGCTGCATACAAGGATGTGGGTTTCACGTTGGAATTGATCAAAATCCTGATGAAGTCTGTTAAGGGTGATCTGGAGGATTTTGAATGGAATGAATTATTGGAATCATTCACGAAATTATGATCAAGATACCTGAAGAAATTATAAACAGATTCAATTTACCAAATACGGCATTTTTATCTGGAAGTAGAGCCATGGGATTCCCAAGAGAAGGGAGTGATTGGGATGTTTGTATTCCCAACCATTTAATAGCGGATATTAAAGACAAATGTGATAATATCAAGGAAAGTGAATACTTTGAGGGTTTTATAACACAATTTGGAGAATATAAAGTGAATTTTATCCCTCTCCATCCCTTAGATATGGTTTGTTGGATTTTAGCAACCAAAACAATTGCTGATTTGAACAACACTTTTGAACATACCAGAGTGAAAGAACCTGCAATGCGTCATGGAATATTTGAAACATTCAGGGGAGTATTTAAAACGACCATTGTTTACGAGGGAGCAGAGGCACTTCATCCGATAATTGAAAAGCTGCTTGCCGATTCTTAAAAACTAGAACACAATACCCCCATGCAGATTAACACGCTAGAAACCAAATTCGCCAAATGCTCCTCAATCGAGATTCCCGATTCCTACTTCAATAGGATGACTACGGGATGTTCCGAAATTGACATGATGTTTGGCACTGAACATCTTTCCGGCTTTATGTCTGGTAGTGCAATCTCCATCTGTGGCGTTGGAGGTTCTGGAAAATCTACCGCACTGTGTCAAATAGCTCAAATGCTTACCACCCAAGGTAAACGTGCTGCCATTGCTTCTGGCGAGGAATCCCATCTTCAAATCGCCTATGCTTGCAAGCGTTTGGGTGTTACGGATGTTGATGTTGCCCATATCAGCAACGTGGAGGATATTGCGGAAGCCATGTCTGATTACGATTTCATGGTGGTGGATAGCTTTCAAGCCCTTCGTTCTTCCAATTCTAAAATGAAGAAGAGGGAATTCTACCAATACGCACAAGATTTGCTTCTATCAACTGCCAAGGAAACCGGATGCGTTCTGGTGTTCGTTCTCCATATCACAACCCAAGGTCTTCCCAAGGGAGGAACCGATATCATCCATGCCGTGGATGTGAACATGAAAGTCACGGTGGATAAGGAGGATGATTCCATGCGTCTCTTCCATGTATATAAGAATCGCTTCGGGGAAACCAAGATTCACATGGCAATGATGACTTCCAAGGGATTTGACTTCAAGGGTGCTTATGTTGCTCCTGTGGAAGCTGAAAAGCCTAAGAAGAATAAGACTCCCACTGCGGAGATTCGCAAGGAAGAAATTCTCAATATGGATGAACCTCCTCACTTGACTCTGGATCGGGTGTGTGATAAGCTTGAGGTGTCCGGTCAAACCGCTGGCATTCTCCTTCGGGAGCTTGTTGGAGAGGGTAAGATGCAGAAATTTGGCAGGGGTGTGAACGCTGTCTGGAAAATCGCACAAGAATGTCAGAAATTACACAAACATTTAACGAAATAATATTATGGAAGAACACGATTATTACAGAGTTCAGGTGACTAAAAAAATAAAAAACCCATCATTCAGTATGATATTGAACATTCTTTTATTAGAAGATGGGAATCTACCAAGGATGCTTGCGTCGATCTGAATTTAAATAGTTCTAGTATGTCAAATCATCTAAGTGGCAAAACCCGTCATTGTGGTGGTTATTTGTGGGAATTTGAAAATAAAAAATAATAAAATGCGAGTTGTAATAAATAAATGTTTTGGGGGGTTTAGCCTTTCCAAAAAAGCGGTGCGAAGAATGGCGGAACTTCAAGGGAAGGAATGTTATTTTTTCAAAAATGATTTTAAAACCAATCAATACATCCCCATTGAGGATGATGCTGAAGAATGGTGTTGGTTTGCATTCCATGTTCCCAATCCGAATGATTACCAATCTGAAAAAGAGTGGCGTGAAATGACGATTGAAGAGAGGCAAGCAGATAACAAGAATTGTCAGATCATCACAAGAAGAATCAACGAATAAAAACTAGAATACACTGATCCCATGCCCGACATTGAAATTAACGGAACAAAATTGTGCGTATCTTTGGAAACCATCATCAATGGAATGTCCAAGGAACAGAAGAGAGAAGTCCTATCATGGCTTGCCACCGATGGGGAAGTCATGGAATCCGTGGTGGATCATATTCTGGGAAGGGATGAGCAAGGATGGTCAACGGGTGATCCAAACCGTTGCCAACAAATCCTTGGGGAAGTGGAGGATTTCCGTCTTGCTGATGTCAGATATAACTGGAAACCTTGGG